TTTTATTGAATTTAAAGATGACAAAAAATATACTTATAAAGAGGGTTTTAGCTACATAATCAAGAGCGGTGTACAACATCGCATTTTTAATTTAAATGAACAGCACAGAATTACTCTGTGTGTTACACCGGAGGTAAATGACCATGTTCTTAAGTTGGTTGCGTGATAAGTACTATCAATGGAAGTTTGACAGAGCTTTTGAAAAAAAGAAAAAAGAATTACTTAAATTAGACCCTTTTATATATGATTTAGATAGTGATGATAAGAAGAATTAAGAAACCATTAAAGGACTTTTTAGATAATCAGTCTTTGACTGACGCTGAAAAATCTTTTATACTTGGTTGTATAAATGCGCAGAATAAGTACCCACAATTGACACATCGTCAATGGCAAATTGTGTGTGATATAGAAAAGAGATATAAAGATGAGCAAATATCCAGGGGTGAAGAGATTACCAAGCGGTAAAATTTCATATAGAGGGACAACATTTGATGGATTCAACAAACCACGCAGATCAACACGACCAGAGAAAAAAGGAATGGTCTTGGCAAAAGAAGGAGATAAAGTGCGAGTCATACATTTTGGAGACTCTTCAATGGGGCATAACTACTCTCCAGAGGCACGAAAATCTTTTAAGGCACGCCACGCCCGCAACATCGCCAAAGGAAAAATGTCAGCAGCTTACTGGGCTGATAAAGTCTATTGGGCTGGACCTAAAGGATCTAAAAAGTCGCCTCCAAAAGGTCAGAAACACAGAAAAGGCTAATTGATGCTTAGTAAAGTTCTGATTGGTGTGTTAATCGCAATGTTAGGCATGGGTTATTGGTATTATACTACAACTCAAAAGCGTATTAGTATACTAACAGAAAATAATGTTAAACTTGAAGTGGCAGCAAAAGTAAGTGAAGATAGTATAAAAGCCTTAACTAAACAAGCTGAAACTAATCAAAAACTTACTTTACAGTTACAAAATGATTTACAAAAAGCAGAAGCGTATGGAGATAATCTCCGTAAGAAATTAAGAGAGTTAGATCTTTTAGCTGACGCTATAAGAGACGCATCTAACTTAGAAGGTAGAATGAATGGAGCAACAGCAAAACTTTGGAGGGATTTTATGGAAAGTAGCGGTAACAGTACCGATGTTCCTCTTCCTAACTGGTTGCAGTCTGATTCCCGAAAAGGAAATACAAGTAGTAACCCAGACACAAAAAGTGACAGTACCAGTAGTAGCGAGGCCCAAACCTCTCCAGCTGGTTGATACAAGAGTCTATGTGGTCAACAAAGATAACTATGAGCAGTTTGTAAAACAATTTACAGACGAAAATGGAGAACTTGCGTATGTTGCTCTTGCGATAAAAGACTATGAAAATTTAGCTCTTAATATTGCAGACATTAAAAGATTTATTGAACAACAAAATGAAATCATAGTCTACTATGAATCAGCAATGAAAAAGGAAGATGAAGATGGCACCGAGAAACCATAAAAATTGGACTAAAAAACCGAATGTAGAATACATCAGTAGTGAATGTTACAATAACTTTGAAGTGTTTCAACAAGAACAAGAAATGATATTCTCAAAGGTTTGGGTTCCGATCTGTCACCTATCTGAAATGTCAGAGGCAGGTAATTTTAGAACTACATCTATTGCTGGTGTAAATGTAATCGCTATAAATAACGGAGATTACATCCAAGCCTACATTAACCCAGGTAAATTCACTTCTCCTGCTGGCTCAATGACACGAGTTCAATTCTTGATGGATGACTACAAAAAGCTACACACAGAAGTCAAACATGGTCAAATGGTTTGGGTCACTCTTGATCCTAACCCCTCTCAATCTGTAGATCAGTGGACTGCTGGGGCTTTTGATTGTATCGCTGACGCCATTGATACTGAAGAGTTAGATGTATTTCACTACCACAGAGCAGTGATTGATACAAACTACAAATTATGGCATGATACAAATAGTGAGTTTTATCACGACTTTATGCATTACTTTAACAGAGTGTCAGGATTCAACGATGAGTATTTCGCTAGAAAGAACATTCCTTTTGATAACGGTCATGTTAACGTTAGCAGCTTTACTGTTAACTATGAAGAGTATGATGGATTTGAAGATCGCGGGGAGCTATCTTTTCCCAATTTGCCGCCCAACCAGTGGTATATGGTCGATCTCTTCCCCGGCTATAACTTCAACCTCCGTGGTAGCGCCTATCGCTCAGACATTGTTACCCCGTTAGGTCCTAACAAAGTTCTCATTGAGTTTCGTGGTTATGGTTTAAAGAACGATACTCCCGACGAGAGACAAACACGTATTAAACATCATAATTCGATATGGGGACCGTTTGGCCGCAACCTACACGAAGACTTGATAGGTGTAGCAGGTCAAGGCACTACAATGCGTGAAGGAACCGAGGCTCGTAACATTCTTCATGGTAGACACGAAAACTCTACTATTCATGACGAAGTTGGTATGAGACACTACTACGCAGCATGGGGCGACTTTTTAGGAGTTAACCCTGCAAACCCATTAAACAGGGTAGCCGCATGACGGAACTAAGACATTGTGAAAAATGTGGATGCCCTTGTCATTGTAAGTGGGACGCCTGTGAAAATGGTGCTTGCGGTTGTGACATATGTGAATGTGGCTCTGTAAAAGAGGATGTTCCCTCTTCGTTTTTTACACCAACTAATGTTGCCTCTGCATGAAAAAACTTATTAAATTTCATCTTATGCAGGATTTTCCTGATCAAATTGTGCTCCCTCCAATTCCTACAAAACGCACAGTTCCTGATTGGTTTAAGAAAACACCAGCGTACAATGAGGGTGATCAGACAGTTAAAAAGTGTGTTCCCTTTTTAGATGCAATGACTTCAGGCTATATGCTTCTCAACCATGTTGATATCGTACTTAGACAACTTACTGATAAATCTTTGAAACTTGATTTTTTAGATGAGAAACATAAAGCACTAATTTCAAAATGGCCTCCCATTGAAACACATCCCATGCGACAAATTCCTGGATCTCCTATGGAATCATTCACAGTTTTAAAATGGATGAACCCCTGGCGCATTGAGACTCCAAAAGACTATTCACTTCTATTTTTACCTCCTCTAAATAGGCTTGATAATCCCATCATCCCTCTTACAGGGCTTGTGGATACTGATACTTTTGATAATATAGTTAATATACCTTTTATTCACTCTATGTTAGCACCTGGTGGTTCAGAGATAGTCATTCCCGCAGGAGCTCCTATCTGTCAAATCATACCTGTTCGTCGTGATACTTGGGAATCAAAAACCACATGGTTAGATAAACAAGAACTACGAAAGACAAAAAAGAAACGTCAACTGATGCAAAAAGATAGAGAAGATTGGTATAAAAACTATGCCCATGTTAAGAAGAACTATGACTAAAAGATGTTTTATTTTAGGTGCTGGCCCTACTAAAGAATTATTAGGCGAATATAGGCCGCCTATGTTTTGTATATCACCAAATATGCATTATCCAGGAGCAGATTTAATTTTTGCTATGGATGATCCTGTAATTAAAGAACTTTTAAAAAAACCTCAAGGATTTGAAAATCAACTCATATTTACTACTCCTCAAAAATACAAACACTATCACGAAATAGCAAGAATTACAAAGTTTGCTCATTTAGATCATTTTGATGAAAAAAGATCTTTTTCTTCTGGCGGGAACGCCATTGGGTTAGCAACGTTAATGCGTTTTGACGAAATTTATCTCTTAGGTATGGATTGGACTGATCCGGCACTACCTGATAATGTAGACCAAGACTATATAAAATGTTTTATGTCTATTGCAAAACCAGAGCATAGAGAGTATACTCCGACATACATTAAAATAGATACTAAAGATTGTGATTCTCAACCTTGGTTTGATAAAATAATTACAATGGAAGAATTTAAAAACATAAGATGATTGCTACAGTTTTAAATGATACATCACACTATCACTATGGGTGTAAAAAAGTAATTCAGTATTTAATTGAAGACTTACGTGATTGTGGCTACACAGATATCAATCTTGTAGGTCAAGGCACTAAAGAGATACAAGATGCTAGAAAATTTTGTTATGAGTCTGATTTAGTAGTATTAAATGGTGAAGGCACAATGCATAGTACCGCAATAAAACAAAGAGAAACTCCAACAGAGTTACTTAAAACTTTTGCCGCTGCTAACTCAAAAGGAATCAAAACAGCACTTGTTAACACTGTTTGGCAAAACATGAAGATTCAGGATTCTGTAGCGTATGCAATTGAGAACTCGTATGTTTCTTGTCGTGAGACTTATTCTCAAAAACAACTTAAAATAATTAAAAAGGATGTAGATATTCATCTTGATCTTAGTTATTTTGTAGAAGTGCCAAAAATTGAAACACAGCAATCAAATAGACTTGTGGGTAAATTTTTTCAAAGACGCGATTCTGAATTAAAAAATTTAGATATTTTTGAAGAGGATTGGGATACAATTGTGAATAGGCTACGAAGTGCCTCTTGGTTTATTACAGGTAGACATCATGAGCTTTACGCAGCTTGTAAAGCGCGTTGTCCGTTTACTGTGTTGAGAGGTAATACATGGAAGAATGAAGGATTACTTGCCACAGCAGGTGTTGACATACCAACTTTTGACGGGCTTACAACAGATTATCAATTAGATGCTGCCGTTGAAGAGTGTCAAGACTTTATAGACGAATACGAAGAATTATTTAATTGGATGAAAAATCAACCAAAATTCACACTGAAAGGAAAAATCAATGAATATTGATAAATTAAGAGAAGAGATTGAATATGACGAAGGAAACGTGGAAGAGATCTATTTGGATCACCTTGGTTTGCCTACTTTTGGTATCGGTCATCTCGTCAGAGAATCCGACCCAGAACATGGATGGGAAGTCGGCACAGCCGTTAGTCACGATAGATGCGTTGAGGCCTTCAACGAGGATATCAAAACAGTCGTGTCAGACTGCTACAAGTTATACCCAGACTTTGACGATTTGC